AAATGTGCTTTTAAGACTATCTAAATAATCATCAAGAATATTATACATAAAATTAGGATCTATATAGATAAGCCATTTATTGTATCTAGTATTTATAAAACAATAATCCGCATCAGGACCATTATCTGAAAATTTTTCATCACATAGGTCCCATCCGTTTTTATTTAAAAAAGAAATCGTTTCATTACACAATGGTGCTCCTTTATTATATTGTGTATGTTGCAATTCAACTATTAGATATTTTGCTTTATTAATAATATCTAAACTGCCTTTTATTATATCCAATTCTGCACCTTGCACATCTATTTTAATAAGATCTGGATAATTAAAACTATTATTTTTTACAACAGTGCTTAAGGTTAATGTTTTTTGTGGAGTAAAACAATTTTCAGGGTATAATTCATTCGATTTTTCATGCCCTATTTCTTTATAATATGAATTTCCAGCAGGATGTTCAAGATTTTCGTAAAAATTTACAATTTTATTATCCTCACTGCTCAAAACTCCAATATGATATTTTAAATTATGTTCATTATATAAAAATTCAGCTGTTTTCATCGCATCAAAAACAATTATTTCAGATTTATCCCATATTTTTTTAGCTTCTCTTGTCCACTGTAATACATTTGAACCAATATCGTAAATAGTTTTAGGTTCAAAGTTTTTTTCATTTTTTAATTTTTTAAGATAATTTATATGATCTATTGGAATGCAATAATTATAATGTAATTCATATATCCGGTTTTTAAATAAAGTTTCATTGAAAATTATATTATTCCACATTTTTCCTCTATTGGACCAAGAACATGTTTCTGCATACTTTCTTCCATTTTTTCTTAATAAATTCTTCTGTTTTTCTGTTAAATTAACAATAGCATCAACTTCATGTCCTTGTTCAATCTGAATTCCATAAGTACCAACAGTGTTAGTTAATCCAGCAACAGGATAATATAAACAAATAACTTCTGACATTAACATTTCAAGGGCAGTTATACATGATGTTTCTGGCCAACTAGTCGGATATAGCCAATATTCTGCTGTCCTCATTTCTTCATATAAATCAGAAACTTTTAGATTTCCTAAAAAATGAATACTTGGATAACTATCAATCATGTTTTTCAATATAAATTCATAATCATTAGATGGAAATTTGCCGTAAGTGGCAAAACTTAATGTTGCATCAGGCATTTCATTCAAAATTTGAGGCCATAATTGTAATATTGTTTGTAAGCCTCGTTCTGGTCTGGATGAATATATAAATTTGTTTTTGATTTTGTATTCAACAGGTTTAAAACTGCAAACATCTAATCCATTGTTAATAATATGTATTTTATTATGTAATTGGGGATATTTGTCTAAGTACAATTGTTTATGCCATTCAGTTAAACATATGCAACCATTAATATATTTGTTCCATTTTTTCAATATTTGAGATACATCTAGATTACACCCATATGGTATTAGTTCAGTATCATGAGCCCAAATAAATGATTGATAATATGAACAATTTTGAAACATTTCGTAAAATGATATGTATCTTGAAACAATAACTGTATGAAATGGTGTCTCTTTAATAATGCCTTGTAATTCTTCTAACGGTATATAACGTACATTGTCAAATTGTTCTGGTAAAACACATCCAGTAACATAAATATTGTATTCTTTTGGAAAACATCTGCTTAAATATGCTACTGCTTTTTCTGAACCACCCAGTGCATTGTTTAACATATAATTATAATTCCATCTTATATCGCAAAATCCAGTATGGATGAGAATATTTTTAGATGATAAGCATTGATTTCCTGAAAATGTCTGAGGTTTGTTAGTTATTTCTTTGCTTGGATCATCAAGAATAATTCCAGATTTTTTATAAACATCTTTATGTATAAAATCAAATGATAATACATTAATACCATTTTCCATTAAAAATTTAATATAATCTTTTGCGAGAGAAATGAAATTAGCATCGTCTGGCGAAACATGGTTTAAGAAAAATTGTAAATTATACATTAAATTTGTAATGTACCATTGATCAAACATTGGTTGTTTTTTTGTGAAAATAATCTCATACATTTTAATAACACATTTAAAGTCTTGAACTTTATCAGCTATTAAAATCATATAATATGGAACAAAAAAATTAAATTTATCTAATTGAACAAATAATTTATATGTTATATCTTGTTGCATATACTTATTTTCAAAATAATCTTTAACATTTAAATAATAATTGTAAGCAACTTTATGCATGTTCTTACAACAATAATGAACTAACAATGGAAATAAGCATTCAACTCTATCAGGATCATGTGCAAATGATTCAACTAAATAATAAAATCCATCAACTTCTTGATTTAATGCTTTATAACAATCATAAATATATAGACATGATGTATATTTTTCTTGATTCCATTGTTTTTCATGACTTAATGTTATTTTATACCATTTAATTGCGTCCATAAATTTTCCGCAATCTTTGTAACTATTTGCACAATAATATGCATATCGATAAAACAATCCATCCTTTTTTTCAACTGCTTCATAATAAGCTTTTTCAAGAATTAGCGCATCTTTTAAATACTTATCAGGATCTAGATTTCTACTTCCACTTCTCCCTGACACCACAAAATAATCTCCTTCTAAAATTGTAACCTTAGATGGACCTTCTTTAGAGGAAATAAATTCATGAATGACAGATAAGTATTCAAACCGTTTATAATTATTAACCATTAAAACTCTTGTATAACTAGTTCCTGCTGAAGAACCAAATTTAAATAGATATTCATCATATAATACTTCAGTTGGCATTTTTATATTTCCAACAATTTCATCATCTGCATCAAATATAAATACTAATTGAGTTTTTTTATAAGCCCTTTCCAATGCCAGTGTTCTATTGTGCGCAAAATTAACCCACTCATCATGAAATAATTCACCTTTTATGTTTTTATTGTTAAAAAAATCTGTTATTATCTGTGGTGTATTATCGGTTGAACCAGTATCGCAAATAACCCAATAATCAAACTTAATTTTGTGGCAAAGTTTTTCTAAGGTATTTTCTATTATATGTGATTCGTTTTTAACAATCATATTTAAACATATAGATGCTGGTTTCTCAGTTATGATTAAATTCATATATTATATTGTATAATCTTTTTATATGAATTTAAACTTATAATATATGTTGTTTTTTATTTAATAACTCTAAATAATCATTAAATTGGTTAAAATAGTCATAATAATTAATTCTATTTATATCTATTGAATTTATTCCAAAAGGCTCAACTATTTGTATCATTGCAACACCTCTATAATGTAAATTGTGAAAATACTGTATGTTAATTTTGTCGCTATAATTTAACAGTAAATAATAAATAAATTTCCATACATCTCCAGTCCATTCTTCTCCATATTTAAGAATACCATTTTCATAATAATGTAATTTAGGAACCTTTAATTGTTCGTTATAATTTAAAGGAATGCAATCATCAATAAAAATAATTCCACCATCATTTAAGTGTCTTAAACTACTATTAAAATCTCTTACAACGTTTTCACAATGATGCATTCCGTCAATAAAAACGGCATCAAATTTTTCATCCATTTTGATTTTTGAAAAATATTCATCTGATGTAAGCTTAACAATTGCATTATTATCAAATTTAGGGTCAGGATCTACTCCAACTTTATTTATAAAATGCGTATTATTAAAGGTATAACCATATTCAACTCCTATTTCTAAATATTTATCTTGCTTCTCAGTGAATGCATTTATAATTTCTTGTCTTGAAACAAATGTCGTGTTATATGTTAGTTTATTTATATTTGCATTAATAATTTCGTAATTGCTTATTGATAAATAACACAATTCAAAATATTTAATAAGATTTGTTATTGGTTCATCTAATAATGTATGACACTTCATTCTATCAAATCCAAGAGCATCCATTTTTTTCCATAAATATTCAATGCTACATTTATTTTCAATAACAATAAAATCATTGCGTGGATTGGAATATAATTCCGTTATATAATCAATATTTTTTATAAGACTATCTAAACCAATAATGCAAAATTGTTTGTCATAATCGTTATTAACTAACAAATTGCAATAAACGTGTTTATATTTTATTGGATCTCGTTTCCAAATAATTGTATGATCATTTAAATATTTTTCATCTTCATATGCATTTAGATTACGCATAACATTGTGGACATCAAATTTTTGATAATATAATGGGCTAATATAATTTGGACCAATACGATTTATTTCGGCATTACGTATTAGTGAAAAATTATTATTTTCATTATTCATATATTGTATATAACCCATTTTATGTATTTTTGCTATTTTAGTATTCAAAGCGGTTCTTAGCAAAATTTCATAATCATCACATATTGGCAGATATTCGCAATAGTTTCCTATATTTATGAGTGTATCTCTTCTCCAAATTCTTGGGTGATTGGGACAACACACCAGATGACTTAATGTTATGTTATTAATATTAGGTGTTATATATACATAAACCCATTTATCCTTATATTTTTGACAATAATAAGCACCATATCCTTTGCAAAGATGGTTTCCATACCAAAAGTTGTTTCCATTTTCATAAATGTTAATGAAATCCATGTATATAAAACCTACATCAGCATCCTTAGCAAATAGGGTAGCAGATTCTTCTAAAACAAATGGCAGAATCTCATCATCATGATCCAATTCTAATACATATTGACCTCTACATAAACTAATTGCCTCGTTTTTGACATTTCCAATGAATCCATTATTTTCAAATCGTCTATATAATCTTACACGTGTATCGTGTGTTAGTTTATCTCTTAAAAATGCAAAATTTTTCTCGTCAGGAGAATCATCCATAATAACC